GAGTTTGAACGACTTTGGAAACATCGGTCAAAGCGCCCCATTTGCCCGCGGATGTCTTACTCAGGATCGTTCCGTAAGCGAGCGCGGTCGAGCGTGTAGCGTCTTGAGCGAAAGTCTCGTCGATCGCTGCCATTGCATCCCCGCCGAGAACGAAGGGGAAGTTCGAATGTTGAGTATCTACCATTACGGCCATGATTTTACCTCACGAGCCCGCGAGCCGCATTGAGGCGATCCACGGTTGCTTTGTAGTCTAGTTCGTTTCGGATTACACCATCTTCGCTCACTGTCGGGGCGTCGATCGGCGTGGTTTTGATTTCGGGGATCTCGACTGTATCCACGATGGCGGATTTTGAGATCTCACCCTCGCGCATAGCGTCGAGAGCTACGATCGCACCCTCGAGAACTGCGGGCTCCGCGTCGCCGGCCAATACTTTGACGGCTAGCGCTTGAATCGCGACGGGATAATCGCTCCCGGCGAGATACGGGCGAGCCCTTTCAACACGAGCGGACAATGCCGCATGATCCGCCTTGAGATGCTCGAGCTCTTCGACCATCGCGGCTATTTGTTTTTCGTCCATTGTATCACCTTTCGAAATGATTGTGCCCTCATTTACTGCGGGCGCAATTGCATTTGTTGATTGAGATTCTATATGCAATCCCTTCGGGTTGTAAAGTAGATTGTCTACCATACCGACGGAGATCGCATCAGGATTGACAGGGTCCGGATCTTGCGCGATTAGTACCGACCCGCGCCCGAAATCTGATTTCACTACTTCGGCGGAAACCCCGCGACCATCCGCGACCCGTGAGATAAACACACGCTCGATCGCGTTAATCCGGTTTCGAATCTCCTCGACACCTTCGTCGGTGTCTACTCGAGGAGCTTTGTTCGGGGCGTTATCCGATACAATCCGAACGACTTTGATCCCCTCACGCTCATAAGCCTCAGAGAAGTCTACCCCGGAGACGATCACGCCGATCGATCCGGTCTCCACGACTGCGGATTCGGCGAGAATCTCATCCGCCGCGGATGCTATCCAATAACCGGCGGAAGCAACTAGCCCCGCATTGATCGCGATTATCGGCTTAGTAGCCTCCGCGACTGCACGGTATACACCATCTACGCCGTTAACCTCCCCGCCGGGAGTATCCATAATCAACTCGATCGAGTCGACGTCGGGGCTCTCTTCGGCTTCGGCTATTGCGTCGATAATCGCTTGGTATGACGTGCCGTTGAGCCCGAAAATCTTATCCCATAGATCCGGGCCCGCTTGAGTCAGTACGCCAGAGATCGCTATTTGCGCGACGCCACCGGAGATCGAAAGTATTTCTTCGTCGCCTTCGGGGACGGTTAAGCCGAAAAATGCTTTCGCATCTTCGGAGCTCACCTTTAAAGCGGCGGCTCGATCTTCGTGGTATTGGATTAGATCCGGCTCATAGCAAGCCCATAATTTAGCCATTTATTTCGCCCCTAACGTGCGAGATCCATTTGTATTAACCTGATAATGCCAACCGAAAGACATCACGACGATCGTCCCGGCGTAAGTGTCCGCCGCATCCGATGGGTCGCGACTTTAGTCCAAGCACCTTTCGCGCACGCTTTGATCGTTGGATCTGCCATTGTTATTCATCCTCATCTTCGTCGTCGGGATTATTAGAATCACTCGAAGACTCTTCGGATTGCACAAGCTGAGTCGCCGCGTTAGCGGCTCCACTGCCCCAGGGAGGGTTCGGTAATCCGTCGAGCTCTCGAGTGATTTGGGATTTATTTGATTCAATATCGGAGCCGTTGAGATTCTGCGCAACATCTTGCAAGGTTTGAGCACCCATCTCGACGTAAAGTTGATCGGCTTTCGCCGTCTTCATTGGGTCGATATTGGGCATTGGGACGCCGGCCCAAGTACCATTTAACCACGCGCGGCGGAGCCGGGGATCCGACCATCCGGGGGCGGTTATGCGGTTAGCTGCGATCTCTCCAGAGATCCACGCCTCGACGATAGGATTAAGGAGATCCGAAGCCATCTCCGCACGCCACATTTGCGCGATCCGCCAAAACATGATCAGAGCCGCGCGGGAAGCGCTGTAATTTTGCTCGAACTTCATGAGCAAGACTTCTAACGGCATAGACATCGACGCGGCAAGGTGTGAAGTAAAAGCATCGACGAACCGACCATACTCTTGACCGGGTGAGGTATCCGGGAATGGTTTTAGATCCTCCCCGCCTTCTAAGTTGAAAACACCTACCGAGCCCGGGGCGCCGATCGTCGCCTCTTCGACGGGTATATACTGAACTCTCGTCGAAGCGAGCGGGGAGCCGCTCCCCAATCCTTCGGTGAGCTCGGGAGTATGTCCCGCCGGCGAGTCATTCTTCATTCCTGCGAATATATCGCTCGCCGGGTTATTCTCCGACGGCTTGACGTACATCGTAATATTCGACTGATTGATCGCCTTTTTGATATGGGCGAGACTGAAATCAGTCACATTTTCAAACTCTTGTAGCGCGTGGAAAATCCGCGGATAGCCTCTTAGTTGCTCCGGCCACTCCGGCTGGTATCCGTGGAGCACTAACGGGCGCCCCGACTTGCTACCCATCGCCGGGATCCTCACTTCTTTATACTCGCCACCCTCGAAAGATTGCATATGGTATGCAATCGGGCGACCTGCGGCGTCGCGCTCTATACCGTCTTGGTAGGTGCCGATTGACCCATCGGTATGAGTCACTCCCGACCCACGGATTACACCGGGGTCGAGGGCTCGGAACTGTAAAGGATTTTGTAGGTCTCGACGGTTGTTATAATAGAGCCGGGTCCAATATTCACCATCGCGATGCTGGCCTATACAGGCGAGTCGCTGGTATTGGTAGAAGTTTACGTTTTCTTGCCGGGAGGCTTTTTTGTCACGGGCCCAAAGATCGAAGCGCCGCTCCACGTCTCGCGCCCATTCCGCCGCGCGCTCTTCGGTGATCCCGAGCATACTAGCGACGGGCGAGCTCTTAAACTTAAGCCCTGTATCGACCACTGTATCGGCTTGACGCTGTATGAGCGCGTGAGCCTGTATTGAGTCGAGATATGCGGAGCGCGCATTGCGCCGGGCTTCCCAATGATTGATCGAGGTAACCGATCCCGAAGCAGATAGACCGCCCGGCCATTTACCACCACCGGATCCCCACCCGCCGAAAGTTCGGCCCGAGGTGATCGTCGACCGGGGGCGGATCACCGGCTCCGCGACTGTACCACCGCGCCCGAATAACTTGCTGAAAAATTCGGCTACCGGATTCGCCATATTATCGCTTACGCCTCATGTTTATGGATGTAATCCCACCGCCATTGAGCCGGCGATATAGAGCATCGATCTCGGATTCGAGCTTTTCTTGTAATTGTGAGAGCTCGTTAACCTTCCGGCGACGAGCCCATTGAGCCATTTCGCCGGAGTTGAGCCGATACTCTTCAATATTTTGAGGGATTAGTTCCGCGAGGGCGGCTTCGGTCAATACCAATTGAGCCCGCTTCGCGACGAGTCGTGCTTCCAAATCCGCTTTATAGGTCGGATCGTTTATACTCATAATCGGATTGTGGAATGATATAATCAGATTGTCAACTCGTATCTGATACGTAGCTCGAAAGAAAGAGATTTAGATCTTCGGCGGTTGAGCTTTCACGTTCTCCTCGAGCATTTTTAAAACCATCTTGTGGTTAATCTTCTCAAGGTCTTTCGGGGTCGCGCCCTTTGATTTCGCTTCGACTTTGAGCTCAAAAACTTTGGAATCGAGGTATATATCGCCGGCGCATAAATTCAAAACCCGGCAATCGAGCGCCTCATTCCTTCGACCCTGCGGGCAGTGGAAAGAGCCGTCGGATCTCTTCTCTTCTGCAGTGAGCATCGCGAAATAATTATCATCATAATCATAAGGGAATTGACAGAATCCCGGGCGATCGGAGTCGTCGAGATTGCGGTATGTATTATTGAGATTATTGTATGTATGGTGTTTATAGTAGTTGGTAGATATGGTGTAAAGGGTAAGATCCTCCGAGACCTTCGTATGCTTATACCGGCGCACGTTGAACGCTTCCATCATATCGCCGCCCTTTGCAGATTTTAGCTGCCTTGTCCCCTTAGTCGGAAAAGTGTTTCGACGAGCTCCGCACCACTGATAAACTTGATCCATCGTAACGCCATCGCCGGAGTCGACGAAGATCATCATAACGTGATACTCGCGCCCGTTAGCACCTAGAAAAGAGAAGCCGCCATCTCGAATGAATTGATCGAGATCAGACCACGCGCCATCCGCGTAATCCTCGACGGAGCCCTCGAAGCTCCTATACATGATCGAGAAAGTTTTGAACCCCGCACCGTGACCACATACCTCGAGCTCGAGCCGCGCCGGGTTCTTTTTGTCTTTGGCCGAGCCTCTTTGGACGTCGACGCCGGCGGTGATATAGAGCACGCCTTCAGGCACCGCGCCGGAGCGGTATGCACTGCGGAGCTCGATCACGTTCTCGATGGCGGGGCGAGAACCGGCTTCGCGATACGGCTCTCCGAGGTAGAGATTTGTAAAAGATCTCATCCCGTCGGGAGTGTCTTTCGCCTTCTCGTATTTTTCCCATATCGCAGACCACGACAACATACCGACCGGAGAGTAGAGCGAGCTTATATGATATGATCTACGATAAGGGGAGCTCGAGACCGCGGTCGGCTTCCAATACCCATTCTTCAGCAAAAACCCTTTCTCGTGATTATGGATCTCCCCGTGGCAGTGCTCGCATTCGTAGTAAGCACCTACGATCCGCCCATCTTCGCGTATCGGTTTTAAACCAAATCCGGCTTGATCGCTTTGTGCCCAACGGAGCTCCTGAAACCCACCGCACCGCGGGCAAGGCACCATATATTTTCTCTGATCCCCGAGTTCATACTCCGGGAAGATCGCGGAGTCTTCTATCGTTGTCGGGGTTGAAAAGTCGAAGATCTTGCCCCGATCACCGAAGGCCATCGCACGCGCCGCACTTACCTCGAGCCAGTTACCCTCTCCGGTTTTAAGTTGTATCGGTGCACCGTCGATTTCGTCTCTCACCACGATCCGTTTGGATTCTGACCTCAGCCCCGGAGCGCTTTGAGCGGATGCCATATCGAGCGAGCCGCCCACGAATTCCTTACTCTTGATCTTATCGCCCGTGCGCTTTGAGCCCTTCGTGCTCGACTGAGCAAAAATCTTATGTCTGCATCCGCACGAGTCGATCGCCGGCTCGAGCCGCTTGCTCGCCCACTTCTCGAGGAGCCCGTCGGTCGCAGAGACGAAGAGAATACTCGCCGGGACCGCATCGATCCAATATACGACCACATTCTCCGCCGCTGCGGTCATTCCAATTTGAGCCGCCTTGAGCACGACTTGATGGCGGATCGGGGAGGTCACGCTCATATTGTCCATGATCTCAGTCAAGTAAGGTGTTCGCTCGTTATCCCACGGACCGGGAAAGGGTGTGTCTAAGGGGAGCACCCGTCGCTCTTGTGCATACTCCGAGATCGTGATCGAGGGTATATCCGCGGGGAGTTGCTGTATGCGGTTATTGATAAACTTCCACATGTCGAGGCTAGCATCCTGCGGAACGAAAGATGTATCGAAGTCGTTAGGCATCTTCGATCCTTTTCTTCGCGATCTCGAAATACCCGGGGTCGAGCTCGATCCCTATGAAATACCTGGCTAGTCTCCGAGCCGCGACGCCCGTAGTACCGGAGCCCATCGTGAAATCGAGAACTGTCTCGCCCTGATTTGTATAGGTGCGGATCATGTATTCCATTAGAGCTACTGGCTTTTGTGTGGGGTGGATATCTTTTCTTGTGTTGTCTCTGGGGATCTTTATTATTGTGTGTTTGGTCTTATGGGTATAGGTGGCACAGATTCTATTCCCGTCTTTGTCCAGGTTGGTGCCCGCAACCGGATCTGACTTGCTTTTGCTTATTGGCAGTGGACGGGTATACGGCTTGTCTAGCTTTTCCCCTTGGCTATCATACAACGGAGGCTTGCTATAAAAAACACACACGTCCTCATGTTTCCTCATGGGTTGTTTTTTTGCCCTTGCAAATCCAGTTCCCCGCTCTTTTTCCCACACCCAGCAGTATTTGAACATATCATAATTAGAAGAAACAAGCCTAGATGTAAAAGGCTGTGATGCAGTCAGCACAATAGCCCCATTGGGCTTGATGATCCGTTTCAACTGCTCCCACATCAATTCAAGGTCTATAACGGTATCCCATTTGCACGCCGTAGTGCCGTAAGGCGGATCTGTTAAAACTAGATCAATAGACTTGTCCGGGATCTCTTTCATAACCTCGAGGCAATCACCTTGGTAAAGTCTATACATTAGGC